CTCGTAGGGCATCCTTTTTAGCACGAATGGGCAATATGCCTGGCGCTGAGATGAAAGATGGAAAGCCTACCCGACTTTTACTTTCTCTTAGAGCTTGGGGCGCAACGTCCAAGGAAGACGCTAAAGCCAAGGCTAAAGCGATCTCTAAGAGGAATATGAAGTGAGACCAGTATCTGTCGGAATTAACCCAACAGCCGCAACGCTGACAACTGTTTATACAGTTCCTACGGGTTATTACGCCAAGTTTACTGTGATGTACATTCACAATACTGGTGGTTCGACTAAACATATTACTGTTCAATGGTATGACGCAAGTGCGGCAACCACTTTAGACATTCTTACTACTTACAACTTAACTTCAAAGCAATACCTTCAATTTGATGGTGCGGCTTATATTGTCTTAGAAGAAGGCGATAGGATTCAAATTACTACTGAAGCGGGTAGTTCCTTCAGTTTTATTGCCACATTTGAAGTTTCAGGAGCGCAACGAACATGACCTACTTAGAACTTGTTAACGATGTGTTAGTTCGCTTGCGTGAAAGCACAGTCTCTACTGTTGGCGAAACAACCTATTCTTCTTTGATTGGCAAGTTTGTCAATGATGCCAAGCGTCAGATTGAAGATTCCTACAATTGGAATGTCTTAGGACAAACAATTACAGTTAGTACTACTTCTGGTACAAGTTCTTATGCTTTGACAGGTGCGGGTCAGAAGTTTCGTATTGCTGAAGCTCTTAATACGACAAACTATATTATATTAAGCAACATTGCAGTTTCAGACATGAACCGCAATTTGAACTTTGGCACACCAGTTCAAGGCGTTCCTACTGAATATTGCTTTAGTGGTGTAGATGGCAGTGGCGACACAAAGGTTGATTTGTTTCCCATCCCAAATGGTGTCTATACGCTTAAATTTGATTTGACCATCCCACAGGCTAATTTGTCTGCTGATGGCACTTCTGTCAAGGTTTTGGACTACTTGGTGACTCAAAGTGCTTATGCTCGTGCTTTGATTGAGCGTGGTGAAGATGGTGGAACAAACTCTTCCGAGGCTTATGCCTTGTTTAGAGGAATGCTCTCTGATGCCATTGCATTGGAGTCCACTCGTTATCCTGAAGACAACTTTGTGGCGGTTTAATGGCAGCACAACTTCAAAGTTACAGTCTCTCAGCACCAGGCTTTTATGGCCTGAATACTGAAGATTCTCCCCTTGATTTAGGGGCTGGCTTTGCTTTGGTTGCGACTAACTGCATCTTGGATCAGTATGGTCGTATTGGTGCTAGAAAAGGTTGGTCAAGGGTTAACGCATCCTCTGGTGCTTTAGGTGCTAACGATGTTGGCGTGATCCATGAGTTAGTCCAGACTGACGGGACTCTTACAGTTTTATTTGCTGGCAACAACAAACTATTCAAACTTGGCACTGCTAATGCGGTGACTGAGTTAACCTATGGTGGCGGTGGTACTGCTCCTACTATCACAGCGTCTAATTGGCAAACTGCATCCTTAAATGGCATTGCATACTTCTTTCAAACTGGTCACGATCCACTGATTTATGACCCCGCAGTAAGTACAACTACTTACCGCAGAGTCTCAGAGAAGTCTGGTTATGTCGCTACTGTTCCTCAAGCAAACATTGCTATTTCAGCATTTGGTCGCCTATGGGTAGCTAATACATCTACAGACAAAGTAACAGTTACCTTTTCTGATCTGATTGCAGGTCATGTATGGGGTGGTGGTACTTCAGGCTCATTAGATGTATCTCGTGTATGGCCTAATGGTGCAGATGAGGTCATGGGCTTGGCTGCTCACAATGATTTCTTGTTTATCTTTGGTAAACGACAGATTCTTGTTTATTCTGGTGCTTCTACACCCGCATCCTTGGTTCTGAGCGACACAATTGGCTCTATAGGATGTATTGCTAGAGATACGATTCAAAGCGTTGGTTCTGATGTTATTTTCTTGTCAGACTCAGGTGTTCGTTCACTGATGAGGACTATTCAAGAGAAGTCTGCACCCCTGAGAGACTTGTCAAAGAATGTGCGTTTTGACCTAAATTCATCATTGGCAAGCGAAACATTAGCTAATTTGAAGTCTGTTTACTCAGAAAAAGAAGCCTTTTATCTGCTTGTTTTACCCGCTACTTTCCAAGTTTACTGCTTCGATACCAAGCAATCCTTGCAAGATGGAGCTTCCCGTGTAACGAAATGGGACTCTATTGCTCCTACATCCTTGCGTTCTTTGCGTAATGGCGATTTGTACATTGGTAAGAATGGGTATATCGGTAAGTATGGAACTTATCTTGATGACGCAACAACGTACCGATTTGCGTACTACACAAACAATGCTGACTTGGGAAACCCTAATCAGATTTCTATTTTGAAGTCTGTGACTGCCATTGTGATTGGTGGATCAAACCAGTTTCTATCTATCAATTGGGGCTTTGATTATTCAGGCTCTTATCGTGCTGAGAACGTCTACATTCCTACTCAAACAAGTTATGAATATGGTACGGCTGAGTACAACATTGCTGAATACACAAGCGGTGTTCCGATTAAGACTCTTTCTGCTAATGCTTCAGGTGCGGGAAAGATTGTCCAGACTGGATATGAGACTACGATAAATGGAACATCGTTTTCTCTACAAAAGATTGAAATTCAAGCCAAAGATGGCAAAATAGGTTAAGGAGAATTACCTTGTCAAATTATACAAAGACCACCAATTTCGCCAGTAAAGATAATCTGTCACCTGGCAATCCTTTAAAGATTGTCAAGGGTACTGAGATTGATACAGAGTTCAACAATATTCAGACTGCTGTTGCGACTAAAACAGACAATGCTTCTGCCGCAATTACTGGTGGTTCAATTACTGGTATTACAGATTTAGCGGTTGCTGATGGCGGTACTGGTGCTTCTACAGCCGCAGGTGGTCTGAACAACCTCTTGCCTACTCAAACAGGTAACGCAAACAAGTATCTCCAAACTGATGGCACTAATGCTACATGGGATGCAGTAAGTCTTTCTACTGCTGACATTACTGGCACTTTGCCCGTAGCAAATGGTGGTACTGGTGTAACTTCTTCTACTGGCACAGGTTCTGTAGTCTTGTCAAACAGTCCTACTTTGGTGACTCCCGCATTAGGAACTCCCGCTTCTGGTACGGCAACTAACCTCACAGGATTGCCGATCTCAACTGGCGTAAGTGGTTTGGGTTCTGGTGTAGCTACTTTCTTGGGTACTCCATCATCTGCCAATCTAGCTTCTGCCGTTACAGACGAAACAGGATCAGGTGCTTTGGTGTTTGCCAATAGCCCAACTTTGGTTACTCCTGCTCTAGGAACGCCATCTGCTTTGGTTGGCACAAACATCACAGGTACTGCATCTGGTTTGACAGCAGGTAGTGTGACAACTAACGCTAACCTTACTGGTGCAGTTACTTCTGTTGGCAATGCAACATCTTTGGGTTCATTTAGCTCCTCCAATCTTGCGGGTGCTTTGACAGATGAAACAGGTTCAGGATCAGCAGTATTTGCTACTTCACCTACATTGGTGACTCCTATCCTTGGAACACCTACTAGCGCAACTTTAACGAACGCTACAGGGCTTCCAATCTCTACTGGTGTGTCAGGTCTAGGAACTGGTGTAGCAACGGCTCTAGCGGTCAATACAGGCTCTTCTGGTGCGGTTGTGGTCAATGGTGGTGCTTTGGGTACTCCATCTGGCGGTACTGCAACCAACTTAACTGGTTTGCCTTTGTCTACTGGTGTGACGGGAACTCTTCCTGTTGCCAATGGTGGAACAGGTCAGACTACGGCTAACACTGCATTTAACGCATTAGCCCCTAGCCAGACAAGTAACTCAGGCAAGTACCTGACAACAGATGGGACTAATACATCTTGGGCTACTGTTTCGTCAGGTACATCAGTCTCAGTTTCTAACGATACAACCACTGCAAGCAATCTGTATCCATTGTTTGCAGACGCTACAAGCGGTACGGCAAGCACAATTTATACAGGTAATGCAAAACTTTTGTATAAGCCTAGCACTGGCGAGTTAGCGTCTTCTGTAATCAATGCAAGCAACGGCATTGTTGTTAACAACCAAACAGTTTCAGTAAGCTACACGATAGCAGCTGGAAGCTCAGGCATGTCTTCTGGCCCCGTCACTGTGGCAAGTGGGCAATCGGTAACTGTAAGTTCAGGATCAAGGTGGGTAGTCCTATGAGTTCAATTGTCATTGCTGGCGATACCAGCGGTTCAGTCACACTACAAGCCCCTGCGGTTGCGGGTTCAACTGTTTTAAACCTACCCGCTACAAGCGGAACAATCCAAGCATTGGGTGCGGGTTACACAACCAATGGTGTGGCTTATGCAACAAGTTCCACAGGATTGGCTACTGGTTCTGCGCTTACTTTTGATGGGACAACATTACTGCAAAATGCGTCAGGTGCTAGTGCGCAAGCAAACTTCAGAGTGCAAACAAATACTGCGGGTGCAGTAGCAAACGGATATTTCAATATCAACGGAACAGATTATTTCCGTATTTACACAACCAGTAGCGAAACAGGGTTGCGCAATCTACAAAATACTCCGATGTATTTTAGTGTTAACAACACAGAAGGTATGCGCCTCACCTCAACAGGGTTGGGTATTGGTACAAGTTCAATTAGTGGCAAATTGTCTTTGAACGAAACTGACTTGCCATTTATGACATTAAAACGAGCAGATACGATTAAGACTTACTTTGGTGTTGGAAACGGCTCAAGCCTTTCTGGGTCTGCTGCTGCTGGTGACACAATTCTTCGTGCAGAACAAAAACTTGTTATGCGGGCTGGTGGTGATACTGGTGGGGCTGTCATTGATGCAAGTGGCAATCTAGGCTTGGGAGTTACTCCGAGTGCTTGGAGTGGTGGCCCTGCAAACGAAATAAGAGGTTTATCACTTTGGGCTAATGCAACCAATGGCGGTTATTCGGTGCAGAACGCTTATTACAACGGCTCAAACTGGATTTATAAAACTACTAGCCAAGCATCTTATTATTTGCAAGGTACAGGCATTCATTCTTGGCATACAGCCGCATCAGGCACAGCAGGAAACGCTATCACCTTTACTCAGGCGATGACTTTGGATGCAAGTGGTAATTTGGGTGTGGGGACTACAAGTCCTAGCCAACGGATTCATGCATCTGCCGCCGACCCTAGAGCTTTACTTGCATCAACAGGCACAGGTCATTCAGCTTGGCAATGTCAAAACACATCGGGTAGTTCTTACTTTGGGCGAGACAATGCTGGCGGTTCGTTCTTTGGTACATCAAATGCTACTGTTGTTTATTCAAGTTCAGCCGACCCAATTATTTTCTACACAAACGCCACAGAACGAGCCAGAATAGACTCTAGCGGTAACTTGCTAGTGGGGACTACGAGTAGTTTTTCAGCAAGGCTTGGTGTTAAAGACAGTACAAGCAACGGAACAACTTCTCCAATTGTTTGCAAGAACTCATCTGATACAACATTATTTTATGTTTCAAGTAATGGTTATTTTGTTACTGGAACTGGCGGTAATTCTCCATACAACTTAACAACTGCATCTGCCTCCAACGTAACTATTGAATCTGATGGAGTGTTAAAGCGTTCAACATCTTCTTTGAAATACAAGACAGATGTAAAAGATGCAACGCATGGACTTGCTGAAGTATTACAACTAAGACCTGTTACCTATAAAGGTAAAAATGATGGCAATAAGGTATTTGGTGGTTTGATTGCCGAAGAAATCCACGAAGTTGGATTAACTGAGTTTGTGCAATATGCAGAAGATGGAACTCCCGATGCTTTGGCTTACGGAAACATGGTTTCCTTGTGCGTCAAAGCAATCCAAGAACAACAAGCCCTAATCACACAACTCACAGAGCGCATCACAGCGTTGGAGGCTAAATAATGGCAAGCATAATCAACGCCGCTACATCAGGCGGCTTAATCAGCACTGCTGACACATCGGGCATCTTGCAACTGCAAACTGCTAACACGACTGCTTTAACAATTACTGCTTCTCAGAATATTGGTATTGGTACGGCTTCGCCAGCTTTCTCCAACTTTTCTTCAGCCTCTAACGGCATTGAAATTAAGTCTGCTAGTACATTTGGAATTTTGCGTCTTGGCGGGACAAATGGTCAGTTTTATTTAGCGTCTGGAGATGCTGGTGGAACTGCGTGGTTGTGGAACTACACTAATTCTGCGATGGTCTTTGCCACAAATAATACAGAGCGTATGCGCCTCGACTCCTCAGGCAATCTAGGCTTGGGGGTTACTCCTTACGCATGGACAGGAGGTAGGGCTTTTGATTTACAACTGTATGGAACTTTAAACACATGGGATGATGGCGTTCTTTCCATGACTCAACTTGGTACTAATTATTACCAAGTAGGCTCTACATTTAATTACAAAGTAACCTCATCAGCCTCAATGTATCGTCAACGTGGCAATGTACATTCTTGGTTCAACGCCCCATCAGGCACAATAAATACAGCTATCACCTTTACTCAGGCGATGACTCTGGATGCAAGTGGTAATTTGGGTGTGGGGACTACAAGTCCTAGCCAACGGATTCATGCATCTGCCGCCGACCCTAGAGCTTTACTTGCATCAACAGGCACAGGTCATTCAGCTTGGCAATGTCAAAACACATCGGGTAGTTCTTACTTTGGGCGAGACAATGCTGGCGGTTCGTTCTTTGGTACATCAAATGCTACTGTTGTTTATTCAAGTTCAGCCGACCCAATTATTTTCTACACAAACGCCACAGAACGAGCCAGAATAGACTCTAGCGGTAACTTGCTGGTGGGGACTACGACATCAAGTGGTGCAAGATTAGTTGTTGGTGGTACTACATCTGGTTCTTTAGCGGGAACTAGGAATACGTTGCACATAAGAAATAGCAGCTCAAGTTCAAATCAAAGCAATACGATAGTGTTTGGGTCTGCTGGACAAGAAACTTCTTGCATTATATTAAATGATGTTAACGCCAATGGCACAACTATAAATCAGTTAAATATTCAAGCTGGCACAACAGGTGGTGTCTATCTTGCGAATGGTGGAACTTCTTGGACTTCTTCGTCTGACGAACGAGTCAAAGACATTATTGAACCAATTACTAATGCCGCCACTAAAGTAGCAACTTTAAGAGCAGTAATTGGTAAATATAAAACGGATAGTGAACAAGTACGTCGCAGTTTCTTGATTGCTCAAGATGTCCAAGCCGTTTTGCCTGAAGCGGTTACTGTAGGTACTGATGAAATAAATACTTTAGGGCTTTCTTACACCGACACAATTCCATTGTTGGTAGCCGCAATTCAAGAACAACAAGCCCTAATCCAATCACTCAAGGCACGACTTGATGCCGCTAATCTTTAAGGACTAACATGACTATCGCATACACATGGAAAATTACCCAAACTGACTATCAAACTTCAGATGGGTTTATCAATACGGCTCACTGGACTTGCAATGCCGTTGATGGAGACTATACAGCCTCTATCTACTCCACAGCATCTTGGCAAGCAGGAACACCCACTATTCCCTACGCCTCAGTAACTGAAGCAGAGGTATTGAATTGGGTATGGGAATCTGTTGATAAGCAAGCCACTGAAGATGCTTTGGCTGCTCAGATTGCTTTGCAGAAAGCACCAGTAACGGCTTCTGGGACTCCTTGGGGTCAAGCATGAAGCTAGAACTAGACGTTAACGAGATTAACTTTGTATTACAGACTCTTGGTGAATTGCCAAGCAAGTCAGGCGTTTGGCCTCTGATTCTTAAAATCAAAGAACAGGCTGAAGCGCAAGTTCCTAAAGACGCACCAACGGAGTGAGTAATGGAAAACGAAGTCACCCACAAGCAAATCTACGATAGGCTAGTTGAAGTCGAATCTAAGGTAGATAGCATAGACCAGAACACTAAAGGTCTTGTAGAGGCTATGAAGGCTCTTGATGGGGCTTTTAAAGTGCTTGGATGGGTTGCTTCTGCTGCCAAGCCTATTCTGTGGGTGGGTGCGCTGATTATGGCTGCTGGTGCAGTCTGGCAAACTTGGATTAAAAAATGAACGATTGGGCTGTGGCATTTACTACCGCAGTCCTTTTCTGCATTACTGTCGTATGGTGTTTTTACATCATCGTTTGGGCTATGACGTGAAATGGCTACTGGTGCTTTCAACCTTGTTTACATTGGTAGCATCTAGTAAAGAAAAAACTGAATATCGTTGTGTCAGATGGGCATGGACAGGTGATGTTTACAACCGAAAGGTAGTATGCCTTGAGTGGCAAAAGGTTGAGAAAAAATGATTGACCCCATCACAGCACTAGCTGGCATACAGTCAGCAATCAGCATGGTCAAGAAGGCAGCAGGTGTTGCCCAAGACTTAGGTTCACTTGCGCCCATGATTGCCAAGCTATTTGACGCAAAGTCTGTAGCTACCAAAGCCATGCTTCAAGCCAAGCAGTCTAAAGGCTCAAACATGGGTACGGCTCTCCAAATTGAGATGGCTTTAGAACAGGCTAGGGCGTTTGAGGAAGAACTCAAGATGCTGTTTATGCAGACAGGCAAGATTGACGTATGGAACAAGATTAAGGCTCGTCAAGCAGAGATGGACTTAGCAGATGCCAAAGAGATAAGCGCACTAAAAAGAGCAGAAAAAGAAGCTAAACAGAAAGAGCAAGAACAACTAGAAATGGGGCTTCTTATTGGTGGTATTTTCTTTGTCTGTTTTTTACTGTTTGTTGGCGTATATGAATTGATGCAATTCTGTGAAACTACTCGTAGATGTGGCAGATGAATGAGTATCAAAAGACCTTTGATATGTGCCTCAAGATATTCGTTTACGGATGTGTGGCTTTGTATGCCCTTGGGTTCTTGAAGTTTTTGCCTGACGATTTGTCGGACAAAATTGTTAATCTCCTACTTGGAAAGATTGGACTGTAATGCTATCTCTATTTTCTACACTTGGTGGTTTGCTAATTTCTGGCTTACCTAAATTACTAGACTTCTTTCAAAACAAAGATGACCAAAGGCATGAGTTAGCTTTGGCTAGGGTTCAAGTAGAACTTCAACTACAGATGATGGCTCAAGGGTTTAAGGCTCAAGAGCGCATGGAGGAGATTCGCACAGACCAGATTGCCATGCAAACAGATGCCCAGATGACAGAAGCTGCTTTAAAGCATGATGAGAAAATCATGGAAAGAGCAAGCACTTGGGTAGTGAACTTTGTAGGTACTGTAAGACCTATTGTCACTTACATCTTTATCTTTGAGTTATGTGCAATTAACGCATGGATTGCCTATT